AGTAAAGAATTACGAAGAACTCATCTCCGCTCAAAGAACTCTCATAGAATCACAAAGAGAATACATAAGCACGGCAGATGAGCTTATAGAGCTTCAGAAACAAGTGATAGAGTTACAGAAATAACTATGAAAGAAACCAACTCATCAAACCTTCAGCACGAAGTGCTACCAGATGAAGACAACCTCGATCTCATAGAGAAAGAGAAGAGACAGTACGACGCTCTGAAGAGCTATTCGGAAAAACCGAAATACTCAATGCCGGAAGAAACTCCAACCATCCTGGAACGCGCAAAAAGGTGGCTTAGAGACGTTTTCAGTGATACATGCGAATGTGGGGGCGTATACTACGATTGGAGCTCTAAAAAGGCAGTGTGTGATACATGTGGACGAGTGAAGTGATGAAAACAGCAAAAACAATCCTCGGAGTACCATTCTTCCTTTTCATAGTCCTTCCAATGATGATGCTCACACTCTTCATCGTGAAGCACTTCTTGAAGACGGATATAAGAAACTTATAATCAGTTTTGATAAAAAATAACCCCAGTGAAATGAAAATGCCTCACACGTCGACGTATAAAGGAAAGCGGGTGTATGTGCGTCTCAAGAACGGGGAACGGTTTGTCGCGAAGTTCATGGATCGGAAGGGGAAGTTTATCATTTTTGATACAAGGATGGTCAGCTCTGGGGAAGTGAAGGCGTTTGCCATATATCGCGGTGAAAGAAAAGCAATGTGTTTGCAATGAAGGAGAAAAAGGTATATCATAAAGGTATATCTTTTTCTTTACGTTATGAAGAAGTGCAAGAATTGCGGGAAGACTCACTCGGGTAAGTGCTAGAGTATGGCATCAGTAGGAAGACCACTCAAGTTTCAATCAGTACAAGAGCTCCAAGAAAAAATCGAGGAGTATTTCAGTTTGAATAAAGAAGGACTTAGGACTATTACTGGTTTAGCTGTACACCTTGACACAAGCAGAGAAACATTGTGCAATTACGAAGAAAAGGATGAATTTTTTGACACTATAAAAAAGGGAAAGGACAGAGTTGAGATGGATTACGAAATATCACTCAGAAAAAGAGGAGGAAGCGGAGACATTTTTGGACTAAAGAACTTTGGTTGGAAAGATAAAAGCGAGGTAGAGAATGAACATAAGGGAGAGATGACATTCGCATGGAAAAAAGAATAGAAATAGACTACTATCCGAGGAACTGGGCAAGAGAGTTCCACGAAGCTGCAACAAGGTGGATAGTTCTTGTTTTACATCGGAGAGCTGGGAAGACAACAGCAATCCTCAATCACCTCCAAAGGGACGCATTAAGAACATCGAAAGCAAGGTTTGCCTTCATAGCAACCACATACAAGCAAGTTGGACTCATTGCCTGGGATATAGCGAAGGACATCTCAAGAGACATTCCAGGAGTCAAGTACATTTCAACACCGCCATATACAGTTTCATACCCGAACGGATCAAAGCTCTATCTCTTAGGTTCAGATAACCCAGACGCTTTACGAGGAATGGCATTGTGGGGTGGAGGGCAGGACGAATCCTCACAGCAACCATCCAAGCTGTTCTCAGAGATCATCTCAAAAGCATTAGCTGATCACTTGGGATACTGGATATGGGCAGGGACGCCGAAAGGTAAGAATCAGTTTTTCAGAACATACAAAGCAGGTAAAGAGAACCCAGATGAATACACAGTAATTTTCAAGACAATAGACGACAGTTTGAAAGATGAGACGGGACAAACGATAGAGAACCTGCGAGTAGCCCTAGAAGACGATAGAAAGCTCGTAGAGATAGGGGAAATGACTGAGGATGAGTTCATGCAGGAATGGTACTGTTCATTTGATGCTTCAGTGAAGGGAGCCTACTACGCGAAAGAGATACGAACAGCAAGAGAGAACGGAAGGATAAAGATTGTTCCATACGATACGGCGCTCAAGGTTCATACGGTGTGGGACTTGGGTGTAGGAAAGAACCTTGCCATTGGTTTCTATCAAGCTACAATGAACGAGAGGAGAATGATTGATTATTGGGAAGGCGGACCCACAGAAGGTCTCCAACAGTCGGCAGTCATGCTTCAGAATAAAGGGTATGTTTACGGGAAGCATTTCGCTCCCCATGATATTAACGCAAAAGAAATCACAACCGGGAAATCGAGACTCGACACCGCACGAGAGTTTGGTATACACTTCGAAGTAGTTCCAAGTATCAGTGTAGAGTCAGGCATAGAAAAAGGGAGACTCTTCTGGTCAAAGCTCTGGGTAGACGAAAAGAATTGTTCGATATGGGTTGACGCCATATCACAGTATCGTCAAGAATGGGATGATCGGAAGGGTTGCTTCATTGAAAGGCCTGTTCATGACTGGACTTCCCACCCTGGAGATGTTCACAGATACGCGGCTCTTGTTGAGAGTCTTATGACCAACGAAACCTTTGAACGACCTACATATAAAGTACAAAATAAAGCACTGAGATAATATCGAATCAATGGAAAAATCAACCATAGAATTGGAAGACCGAGACAACGAACTCCAACAATTCATAAACAAGTACGAAGACATGGAGGTTCAAGTTTCTCCGGGTATTTCGTACTCTCTTCGGAGAATCATCAACGAATCATACCGGCTTCTCAATGCTCAATTTCAAAACAACCCGGAAGAGTCTGACGGATTCCTCAACGTCTTTACGAGGAAGATGTGGGTAGTGTATAGAACGCTCATCCAAGGCGCTGACATAGACACGAAGGACGCAAAAGTTTCCTCTTCGATAGTCGCCAAGCAGTTCATCCTGGACATGCTCAAGATGGTGTTCCACTCCCACATGAACCGGACATTCTTTGGTGAGTTCATCGACAAAGTGAAGGAGGAGATGGCTTGGTTTGGGACCTGTATCGTGAAAAGATATGACGGAACCGTCGGGACGGTTGATCTCCGAAACTACATCACCGAGCCTCACATCAAAGACCCGCAGGCGCGAAGACACGCCGAGCTGTGGTTTGCTTCCTATGACCAGTTGAAACAGTACAAAGACGAATGGAAGAATTGGGACGCAGTAGAGAAACTCTGGGAGAAAATGCAGAAAGAAGGAGAATCACAATATAAGATTATCGACTTCTGGACATGGGACAAAGAAGGAAAGAAAGTCTGTAAGCGTTCTCTCGATAACACGCTCTCCGAACCACGAGAAGGCACGCAAACGACTGACTGGATGCCCTATGTTACGGTGGATACCTTCAATACCCCGTATAAGGTGCCAACCCAATCCAAGAGAGAAAAGAAAATGTACGGATCTGAAAGAGATATGTTTCCTTACGAGCAGTTTGATCTGTTCTCTCTTCCCGGGCGTATGCTCGGACTCGGGTGTGGAGAACTCCTTGCCATGCCAGAGATGATGTATGACCAGCTCTTCAATGTAAAGAGAAAGATGGATTTGAAGGCTCTCTACGGTATCCTCGTCCACACTGCCATTCAAGGAACCAATGGACTCACTACGCTCTCACAGGACAATATCACCGGAATTGATAAGGGTACGGTCATTTCACTCGCTCCAGGAGAGACTTTGAATCAACTTCCCTACGATACGAGGGCATCAGACTTCGCTCAGATGGAAGAAAAGATTTACGAACTCATGCTTCAGTTGGTGGGTATAACCGCGCAAGGGACGGGACAGACTGTAGCACCATCAACTTCTGCCACGCAGATCACGGACAATCGAATGGTGGAGAACAAGGTTTACGAACACTTCAAAGAACGAATGCACCACGGTCTCACCAGACTCATGCGACACGGCTACGCTCAAGATATGATAGAAGACCTCACGGAGATGGAGTTTATCGGTATTACAGGCGATGTGAGAAACCTCAAAGAGATTGACAGAGTTTTAACGGACAACGCGGTCAATAACTGGATGGTACAGACGAGGAACGCTACCGGAATGTACCCAAGCCCGGAAGAGGAGCAAATGCTACGCCAACAGCTTGAAATGGAGCTCTCTTCACTTGGAGAAACACGGTTTCCACAGATTAAAAAAGAAATGATCAAGCAAATGAATTTCTTTATCGAGTGGAACTTTGTGGATGAGAGCGTGGATATAAAGCAAAGAATGGACACACTCAATGCCATGCGAGCTGATCCGTCGAGTACCAAAAGCAAGGCAAAGATTGAAGATGAGCTTATTTCTCTCGCCGGACTCAACCCGACACAGTACGAAAAGACGGAAGAGGAACTTATGCAGGAAGAACAAATGAGACAACAAAAGATGATGGTGAGTGCCGGACTTAATACACCAGTAAATGCTTGAATTTATAAAAAACGTGTTCTTCAACTCAAAGAAAGCAAAAGAAGAAGCTGACGAGAAAGCTCGTCTTGAAGCTGAAAACGCAGAAGAGAATGACTATATCGCTATTCTCAAGGCTGATACCCGATTCCAGAAATACATCCTTGAAAAGAGACTCAGGGCACCCATCGCAAGACTCTCTGACATCATGTCCACTCCTCAAATGACAGCTGAACAACTGGAGAAGGAAGTAGCGGCGAGGAAATCAACCGTAAGAGCGTTACAAGAGATATTCAACTCGATAATGAACTGATATGGCGTACAAATTCAATATTGACGTTCCCAGCACACCGGAGAAAGAAGACTTCATTCTTGTGGTGGTTATTGACGACAAATACAAGACTCAAGCGTCTTTTGCTATGCCGAGAGAGATGAAACAATCCGGGCAACTCAAACTAATTAAAAGCGCACTTGCCAAAGTGAAGTTTTTGAATGATACTAAGAGTGCAGAATTCAAAGAGAAAGAAGAGAAGAAACTTATCAAGAAAATGAGAAAGGTAAAGGGAGCCGACTTGATAATCGGCGGGAAGAAGTAGATTAACAATTCGTAACAACCACAATGATTCCGGCACTGATTGTCGGAGAGAGTTCGTGGTTGTTCTCTTTCCAACAATTAGTGTCAGAAATGGCACTTTTTGTTAT